ATTTCTCATGCTTTCTTTTATAATATGTTCAACTTTTTTCTTTATTTCTTTATTATATGGTTCATTGTCAAAGATTATAACCATATTTTCAACTTTCAGCTCTTCCATTTTATCAATTGTTGATTGATATGAACTCCCATTTAGAGAAACACAATTTTTAACAAACATTGAATCAATAAAACCTTCTGTAACATACACAGTTTCATTCAAATCAATTTTTTCAAGATTCCCTATCATTGGGTCGTCTGTTATTTTAATTGTCAAATAACGCAATTTGGCTTTCGGATTTAAACTTCTTCCCTGAATACCAATTATATCATTGGTTCTGTTCTTGATGAACCAGAATATTCTTGGGTCATAATTAAAATGTTTCTCTTCATCTATAAAGTTTTCATTTGTAACATCTTTAATTAGCTGTTTCATTGGATTGTATAGTTGATTATAGAAGTTTTCAACATAAAAAATATCATTTAATCTGCCTCTTGGTATTTTTCTATCATATATGTATTTCATAACATTGAAATCTTCGAGTTTTCGAGCTGGAATTATAATTTTTTCGTGTATTTTTTGATTTAAAAATTCTTTTATTATAGAATTATCAATTTTTTCAACAAAAAACTCTGTGTTTTGTTGTTTATTATCTTTTTTAAATGTGTGTTTGGTCTTTAGTTGGTCAAAGATATATCTTTTATATAATGCAGGGTCATATTCTTTCAAAAAATCAGTAAAAGAAAGATTTAGACCACAATTATGACATTTAAAATTATAAGATGTTTTAGTTTTTTTATTAATATAAAAATATCCTCTTTTTTTGGATTTATCTTTTTTAGAGTCACCACATATCGGGCATCTGAAGTTAAAAAGACCACCACTAAACTCTAAACCCTCTAAACCGAAAGATTTTATTATTATTTCTTGTTCATTTAATTGACTACACATATTTTCTCACAATAAAAAACTAATTCGGTTATATTATATCACATTTTTATGAAAAAACTAACTATTCGTGGATGAAATCCAACTCCAGAGTATCATATTTGAATTTACAGGTCTCATATATTCTTGTCTTATCTCTTTTCCAACTATATGTTGTATTCTCTTTCTTTCCTTTTATTGGGATGTTATCGATTATATCATAAATCATAGACAATTCCTTATCTTCATATAAACGAATTGACCTACCGATAGTCTGTAACAATAAAATATCAGATTTTAGAGGATTTGCCATAACTATCGTTGAAACATTGGGAATATTTATACCAGTTCCCATTATAGTTACATTTGCTATCACTATTCCACCATTTTCTTTTACATATTGAATAACTTTTTTTCTTTCTTTGGGTGGAACATTACCATGAATAAAGAATACTTTTTTCATACCAGCGTCTTTCATTTTAACATATAAATCTTCGATATATTCAACTCTTTTACACATAACTATTATCGTTGATTTTTCATATGACCTGTCTTTCCATAAATTTTTAACAAATTTGACAATAAGATTTTTTCTTGGCTCATTTTCTATAATTCTTTTAAATTCTTCATCATAATCTTTAATTTCAAGTTTGGTTTGCTTAGGTTCTGAGCTTTTCCAATTCAACACAACGCTTCTAACATGAAACTCAGATAAATATCCTAAATCTATAAGCTCTCTTGTTGTACTTGCTCTAAAAGGGAATCCGAAGTTAGCCATAATTGAATATTTATAAAATCTATCGGTATATACAGTTCCAGATGTTGCCATTCTCCAACGAGAGTTAATACAATTCTCACACACATATATTAATTCATCTGCCTTTGCCTTGTGACACTCATCCACTATTAAACCGCTAAATTGTTCAAACCAATCATATGGTTTTGTGTATATAGATTGCCAAGTTGAGATTACAACAGTGTTATCAAAATTTTTATCAGTGTCTTTATGAATTTTTGATATTATTTCTGGGTTCATACCATAATCAATAAAATCATCAGCCATCTGTTCAACTAAATCAACAGAAGGAACAACAACAATGAATTTCTCACCATTTTTAAAATCATGGTCTAAAATCCATTGTATATATGTGTATATAATATTTGACTTTCCGCTTCCAGTTGGTGATTCTAATATGCAACGATTAAGTTTTAATGCCTTTGTAACAGCAAGATATTGATATTCTCTATCTGTTATCTTCTTTGTGTTATGTTTTTCTATTTCTTCCAACCATTCATCGAAATCATCAAAATCAACATCCATTATGCCAATATCATCATTTTTAAATTCATATTCTATATTATGTAGGTCTAAAAATTTAATTATTTCTGATATTAAACCAATGGGAGCAATTGCAACCTCTTTATTTCTATCTAAATATTTTACGAATCTTACTTTTCCATCCCAATTACCTTTATTCTTATATCGTGTCATATTTATTTTGTTAGGATGTTCTAATGTGAATTCAATTTGTAGTTCCTGAAGTTCAACATAGTTGGAAGACACATCGGGTTTAACTAAAAAATAAACATCATCAATTTTTTCAAAAATAAGCATATAAATCCTCATAAAAATCAAGGTATCTATATGTATTTAGTACTTTAAAAAATTATCGATTTTTCTACTTGTTGCCTTGGGTGAAAATTTCCCAATCAATGATAGTTTTGATATTCCAAGATTTTTGTTTTAGCTGTTTCTGAATTTCTTCAAAAAAAGATAGCTGTGCCCTTAGAATATTTATTTTATGTTCCTCTTCGGCTATATCAACATCGTTCTTAATAGCCATTTGTATCTGTGTCGCAGTGAGTTTTCTCTGACTTTCAAAGTTGTAGAAATGTATTGCACTGTTTGCAACTTTTTTCAATTCAATTTCGGCTTCACTTATGGCTATACTCAATTTATAACAGTGTTTGATTATCTGTGCATCGTCGTGTAAAACCCTCATTAAATCGCCCTTTAAGTCGGTCATATTAACTCTTAACATTTCATCAACTTCTTCAGAAAGTTGTTTTGGAATATCGTTGGGTTTATCCCACTTAATATTTAGATAATTCATATATAATCTCCATTAAAAAATGGGGGAGCTAAACTCCCCCAACAATACAACATCAATTAATCTTCGTCTGAGATTTCTTCAAAGTAATTTTTCAACTTCTTGTTTGTCTCTTTACTTTCTATTTTTGTTTCTTTCTTAGCAGATTCTTTTTTCTCTTCTACTTTTGTTTCAGCGGTCTGCTTCATCCTTGAATAACTTTCAGAACTTTCTTTTTGTGTTTTTTCCATTTCATTTGTTTCGCTGAGACCATTCATATCAATAGTGGCAAGAAATTTGTTGAATTTTGTTTTCAATTCAGCATATTCTTTATATGAATTTTCAGAAATAACATCATCGAGATTATAAATGGCATTCAACCAATATTCATCGTCAATATTAAGTGTTTCCAAATCTTCATCTATTGGTGCTGGTGTTGCAAAAGAGCTTCTTGTCCATGTTGGGAACTGACCATCCTTTTTTACCTTAATCTTAAAGTTTGCACCGCCATCTGGACAGTAATAGAAAAGAGGTTCTTCTGTTTTATCCTCTGGCTGAATGGCTTCTTTAAGAATGTCAAAAATTTGTTTTCCAAATTCGAAAAGGAAAACTTTACCCTCATTTTCTCTGTTTTTAGGGTCAGAAATAACAAGAATATTGCATATCCAAGATTTCTTACGATAAGTTGTGTTTTTCATAATGAAATCTTTTTCCTGTGTCTTGTTCCAATCACAGATAGGACAGTCTTTTCCAATTGTCGTTGGACATCTGTCGATAAACTTCTTACCATTTATATCCATAGAATGTTTAAACATTGGCTTAAATGGAAGGTCTTTTTCATTTTTGTTTGGGAGAAATCTGATAACAGCACTGCCAGTACCAGAATCATCACGGGTTAGAACCCAAAATCTTTCATCTTTGTAACTTCTTGAATTACTACTGTCAAAATTTTCTTTGAATTTCTCAGCATGAATTTTTGCATAATCTCTTCTTTTTCTTTCACTCATCTGTAAATCTCCTTTTTAATAAAACTGTAAAACTGTAAATCACCAAACCTTTGTGATTTGTAACTATAATATCACATAAATCCGAAAAAACCAAAACTATTTTTCAATTTTTTCTATATTATTTATTATTTTAAAAATTTTTATAATAAATATATTTTTTATAATAAGTAACAATAAGTATAATTAGTTGGCTTCGCCAACCGATGCGAAGCATCGTAACTATATTCCTTATATTTTTTATATTTATTATTATATTATATAAAAAAGAATAAAAGAAAAATATATACAGTTTCACTGTATATATAAAAAGAAAAGAGAAAAAAGAAAAGAAATAGTTTTATTTTTTATAAAAATGTGATATAATATACATGAAAACTGTTAGAGGAGTGTTTTTTATGAGAAAAAAGAAAGAAAAGATAATTGATTATGAGTTAATCAAAATGTTAAATGACTATAAAGACAGAGGATTGTCTTATATAGATGCATTAGTTGACATACAAGAGAAATATGAGGTTGATGCAGACGATTTGGTTGATGTTTTGCCAGATGAAATAATCGAAGATATAAAAATAGAGTTTGCTAACAAAAAAATGATAAGAAATAAAAAGTTAAGAGATACAGCAGATATGAAAAAAGGTATTGAAAATCTACTTGATTGGTTAAAATGAGTGCTATTCATCCGTTTGAATTATATAAAATGTTTATTTCCTTAAGAACGCATTTTAGTTCTATAAAATTTATTTATAATCATAATATAATTAATTTAAAATATGAAAATTTTTACAGAAGCAAAAATCATATTTATTATGAGAAATATGCTTCCAAACTTTCAAAAGAAGATGCCGAGAAAATTTTTATATCTAACTTTGTAAAAAATATTGATACATCAATACACATGATAACACCAACGATAAGAAATGATGTGACTAAAGAGTGGATAAATAGACTTAAAACAATTGATTCACTTTTTGAAAATGATGTTAAAAGATTATTTAAAGAATATAAAATAAAAACAACACATGATTTTTATTATAAGTTAACAGACATAGAAACGATTAATAAATCAGATAATAAAGTTTCATCAATTGATGAAATAACAAAGGCACCAACAACAGTTAATCATTTTTATACGGATTTGATATTTAATTATAGTCCTGAAGTAATAGTCGTACTTAATCATTTATACTATAAAAAATATACATTTGATTTTTTGAGAGAATGTCTTGATAAGAAAATAGAACCAAAAAAAGAATTCATTAAGCTATATAAATATAATAGATTCATTGATGTCGAAAGTTTAATTGGCAACAATAAATACGAAAAAATAAACACATTTTTTAATAACATGTGAGGATATATAATGATATTGGAAAAAATAACTTTTAGAAATATAATGTCATATGGTAATACAAACACAACATTTGAGTTTGGTGATATTTATAATTATAAGACAATTGGTATAATTGGTAAGAATGGAAATGGTAAGACAAGTATATTTGATGCCTTATTCTATGCTCTTTTCAATAAGCCATATAGAAAGATAAATTTAACAGACCTTATAAACAGGGAAAATGGGAGAGATTTATATGTTGCTGTTGAATTTAGAGCAAATGGACATCAATATAAAATAGAGCGAGGCATGTCTACGGCTTCAGCAAAATCAAAAATGATAAAAATATGGGTTGATGGTAAAGAAGAAAATTTAGATGCACACTCAAAAGATATCCAACGATATATTGAAACACAAATAATTGGTGTAAATGAAAAAATATTCAGACTTATATTCATGATTGGTTTGGGTTCTTTTACTTCTTTTTTTGAACATTCACTACCAGAAAGACGAGCCATATTAGAGTTTATCGTTGGCATAAATGTTCTTTCCGTTATGTTGAAGAAAGTTAAAAAAACCAATTCTGAAGATTCGGCAACGGTTGAAAAGTTAAAAAGTAAAATAGAACAGCACATTAAAACAAGAGAACTTTATGAAGAAAAAGTAAAAGATATTAAAAAATTACAAGAATCAACTGATTATACCGATGATATAAAAAAACTTGAAAAACTTATAAAGCAGATTAATAGTGAGATTGAAAAAATAAATGTTGAAAAATTAAAATTGGATATTCAGGCATTAAATACAGACATTGAAAAAATTGAAGAAAAAAGAGATGTTTGGATAAACGATTTAAAACAAAATAAAATATTCTTAAAACAGAATATTGATTTATTATCTTTTTTTGAAAAAAATGATGTGTGTCCTACCTGTACACAGCCAATAACAGGAGAATTCAAGGAAGATAAGATAGAAGACCTTTCTTCTGATAATACTAAATTGGAAAAAAACATTAAAAAAACACAAAAAAGTATTGAAGACGAAGAGGCTCTTAAAAAAGAAAAGGATGCTGAAATACAAAAATTAAATGAAAAAATATCAAGATTCAGAGACCTTACAAAAGACCTCAATAATAATCAGACAACACGAGAATCATTTCTTGAAAAACAAAGGATTGCAAAAGAAGATTCGACAAAAATAATAGATGAAATTGATGAAAAATTACAGGATATCAAAAAAGACATTAAGGTTCTGGCAAAGGAAGGAAAAGAATTAAGTAAGGTGTTGGATGTTAATAAGATAATCATTGAAACACTTAATGATGACGGGGTTAAGAAGTATATATATGATATCATATTGAAACAAATTAATAAGTATATAAATCATTATATAACAGAGTTCAATTTTAATGCAAAGGTTAAAATAGAGAGTGATTTGAGCGAATTCTTCTTTCATAAAATTGGTGAAAATATTCAATATGCCAGTTTTTCAAACGGTGAAAAACTGATTGTTAATTTTTCCTTTGTGTTTGGATTATTGAAATTTATTGAAGAGTTTTATGGATTTAAATCTAATTTCTTGTTTTTTGATGAAATTCTTGATACGAGTCTTGATAAAGATAATAAAACATTTTTGTTGGAGACCCTTAAGCGTTTTGATAAGAATATAATAATAATTTCACATGATTATACACTCGATAGTCTATTTAATGAGTGTTATATAGTGTCCAAGGAAGATGGTTTTTCTATTCTAACATCAACAAAAGCTTGATTTTTTGATAAATATGTGATATAATATAGGTGTTTCGTTGTTTTAGGAGATTTATATGAAAAGTGCAACTGTTACAAAATTAGGTCAGATAGACTATGTTTTATTGCGAAAATCAATGTATATTGGAAATAGTAAAACAATTGAAGAAGTAAGATGGGTTATAGAATCAGATAAAATGATATTTAAGAAAGTCCCTTATAATGAGGGATTTTTTAAAATAGTAAATGAGATAATCGATAATTCAATAGATGAGTATCTTAAAACAGATGGAAAATTCAGCACAAAAATAGATGTTTCAATTATGTCAGACGGAACAATTAAAGTAACAGATAATGGTAGGGGAATATCATCCGAAAAAGATGAAGCAACAGGAAAGTTTCAAACTGAATTAGCTTTTTGTGAAAGAGAAGCTGGTTCAAATTGGGATAGAGATGTTAGTGTTGGGATGAATGGTCTTGGATGTACCCTTACAAATTATTTATCAGAGTCTTTCGTTGTAGAGACAGGTGACGGGAAATATATAACAAAACTCACATGTAAGAATAATTGTAGACTGATTGATATTATAAGAAAGAAAAATTCCACAAGAGGAACAACTGTAGAATTTAAAATTGATATGCAACAGTTTGAGGGTTCGGAATTGTTGGATGTGATGATTATTAAGGATTTCCTATATAAAAGATTGGTAGAATTGAATACCATATATCCCAAGATAAAATTCACTTTCAATTCTGTTCCAATAACAACCACAATTTGGTCTTGTTTTGATTTCAAAGATACTTTTTCATATAAAAAAGGTGGTGTTGAATTATATGTATATTATACCAACAATACTGTATCAGATATTTCATATGTAAATGGTCTTGATACTCATCGTGGCGGAACACATCTGAAAGTTCTGAAAAATGAGCTATCAAAATATATAAAAGAAAAAGTCAACAAAAAACATAAAATAGATTTTAAGAATATATCAAGTGTTTTTAATAATTTTATGTTTGCACTGTCTATGACAGGTTTTTCAAAGCCAGAGTTTAATACCCAAACAAAAACAGAATTAATAAATTCAGAAAAAGAAATTAAAGAATATTTTATCAATAATAAAGTGGATTTAGATACCGTCTGTAAAAAAATATATGAACAATTTGAAGCCAAAATAGATATTCTTGTTGAGGCATTTAATGATAATAAAATTCAGAAAAAAATAGAGGGTATAAATAAGAATCTTAAAAATGTCAAACGAATCGCCCAATTCATGGATGCTATTGATAAAGATAGAAAGGATACAATACTTTTTCTCGTCGAGGGCGATTCTGCAAAATCACATTTTCCAATTATACGAAATAAATATAAACATGGTATAATGCCACTTCGAGGCAAGGTTCTGAGCGTTTATAACACACCGTTATCAAAGATGTTAGAGAATAAAGAGTTAACAGATTTAATGAATATAGTTGGGTTGAAGATAGGTCAAAAAACAGATTCAAGATACTACGATAAAATAGCAATATTAACAGACGCTGATGTTGATGGTAATCATATTGCAATTACACTGATGTTATTTTTCTATAAATACTTTCCGCACTTGTATCACCAGAAAAGAATTGTTAAGGTTCTTTCTCCAATTATAGTGTGTACAAAGGGAAGTAAAAATGAATATTTTTATGATTACGGTGAATTTCTTAAAGTGCAAAATAAATATTCCGATTGGAAGATAAAATATAATAAGGGGTTGGGTTCATTGAATAAAGAGGAATATTCAAAGATGATTAATGAGCCGATTTTTGAAGTCATTTCAATTGAAGATATTGAAAATCTTGATAAAATGATTTATGTGTTATTTGATAAGAAAACGAGTCTGGAGCGTAGGAAATGGCTTCAAGGTGAAGATTTAAACGATATTATTAATGGAGTTGAACAATGATTGAACACTATGTGATTAGGACTATTAAAGACAAAGTTATTGTTATTGATGGAAGCGTGGATGATGGAAAAGTAGGTGCTATGAATTTTGGCGAAAATAAATGGTTGATACAACCAGTGTACGAATTTATTGATTATTTTCAGAATGAGGGTGTGTTTATGTGTATTGATGAAACTGGAGTTTCATTTTTTAATAATAATGGTGAAAAGCTCAACGAATATAGTTATGATGTTGCATACGGTTTTATGTTCGGGGTTTGTGCTGTTGAAAAAGATGGAATGCTCAATGTGATTAATAAGTATGGTAAACCATTGTTGGATGAGTGGTGTGCATCAGTATCTTATCCAATCATAGAAGAAATAGATGGTCACACACATTATGTATTATCGATATCTTATGATGTAAGCGATGGTGAATACTCTAAGTTTATAAGATATATTGTTGAAAACGATATGCTGGTAGAGATAATTTAGTTTTTGAAAAATCAAAAAAATGTGATATTATATAGTTGGTTGTTTTAAAATTTAATTGGATGGAGATTTAAAATGTCAGAGACTTGGCTTGATGAAAAAATTATGGATAACAAAAGAGACAAGATTATTGTTAAACTGGGTATAAACCAGTTGAGAATCAATTTTTATCAAAAATACTATTATATTTCTAAAACAGAAGATTCTGTAAAGGCATATGATTCTGAAAATGTTGAATTCTTTGTTGATAAGATAAACTCAATTCAAAGAGCTAAACCCAATCGTAAAGCAATTAGAGCAAATACCAAGATGTATAAAAAATATATGAATCTTATTAAAAAAGCATCTAAGAAAAATGCAGATGTTATTTCGAATGAAATTACTGATAAAATAGCTTCTGAGAATGCCATAAATAACCCAGAATCAACGATAGAAGAAATCAAGAGTGAAACTAAAGATAATATAAAAAATGCTTTAAATATTGTGAAGTCGGAGGAAAACAATGGTTAAGAAAACCCAGAAAATTTTTACTATTTCAAAAGATGGTATAAACAGATTAAAAACTCTATCAGGCGTGTCAAACAATTCTTGGTTGCAGAGAAAGATATTTGTTAAAGACACTGATTCAAATATATTTTTCAGAACCATTATATCAGATATACCAGATGACTTCAAGATGTCCATATATGATATAAATTCTTTCATTGGAACATATAAGATGATTGAAAATTCAGCAATTGATTATACCGACCTTGAAACCGAAGGTTTTGTTAAAATTTTCAATAACGATATAGACACTAAGAATAAAGAATTCTTTATATATAATCAAAATGAAGAATGTCTTATGAAAAATAATCTTCCAATTGAATCAGAACATAAAATTGATAATCCAGTAGACCGCAAAACTAATACCCCGATAAGTGTTAAGAAGAATACTTTCATTCTCACACAGGATAATATTAAAAAATTATCAAAAGCATGTTCAGTCCTTGATGCAAACTGTCTTAGATTCATCACAGAAGATGATTCCATAACAATCAAAGCAATAAACACCAAGATTCAGAACTCAAATGTGTTTGAATTGAATATTAATAAAGATGTTAATATAGAATCTGAAAAACTTATATTTGATATGTTTGTAGATTGCTTCAATAAAATTGATAAAGAAATAATTGAATATAAAGTTAATATTATTATTGATGAAAATAATAAAAAATTAATGAGTGTTGAAAACGAAGATATTGGATTCAAGTTTTATTTTGCGATGTTTACAGGTAAAAAATCTTGATATGAGGATTCGGAACAGGGATGCTGAGAGAAGAGATGGCATGGGATAAATATGGAAATTTTTATCCCATGCCTAAAAATGAAAAAAATAATTCATCTGATTGGGAAACGATAGAGAAAATGTCCACAAGAATGACAGAATCCCAGAATAAAATTTTTATGCGAGAGTTCAAAAGATTCTTTTTAGAATTATTATACTTTTATTGGAATCTTTCAGATGGAAATCCAATTATAAGGAAACTTGAGAACTCTTTTAAAATGTCGTTGGCACAATATTCATCACATATAGCAAAAACACCAATGACAGTAGAAACAATGCAGAGAATAGTAGATATATTAAGAAACGACCTTAAAATAATGATAAAATCAAATGCTTTTATGAATAAAGGTGAATTTACAGTAGAATTTGAATTATTTCTAATTGGAGATTAATATATGATTAATGTTTATATGGGAGTGATGGGTAGCGGAAAAGATTTCAACGCAACTACACACATGAATCAATCAAAAGCTAAAGTCAAAATAAAAGTGGCTTTTGCCGATGCTGTGAGAGATATGGTCTGGACATTGTTGAATTGGGAACCTAAAACACCAATCGAATATTCAAAATTTAAAACGGATGGTAAAATAACTCTATCAACAATTGATAAACATACATTATCTACTGTATCGGGAAGAGAGTTCATGCAGAAACTCGGAACAGATGCTGTTAGAAAGTATATGCCAGATTTCTGGGTTGAAATTGTTAGAAATAAAATAACAGATATTCTAAAAGAATGTAATTTAAACAGAGAAGAATGTGATATTTATATCACCGATTGCAGATTCGAGAATGAGCTTGCTATGTTGTTGGACTTTGATGTTAGAATAATATTCTGTAATTTTAAATCGCCTGATTATAGAATATCAGACCACGAATCTGAAAAATTGGCAAACGATTTATTAAAAGAGGGTTTTGAAGATTTGGAAGATATAACATATTTCATCAGAGAAAAATATGCGAAATAGAACTACACCAGAAAACATAACATCGTTGGGACAAAATGAAATTTTTGTATTTGGTTCTAACTTATCTGGAATACATGGAGCAGGTGCCGCAAAGACAGCTTTAAAGTGGGGTGCTATAATTGGTCAACCAATTGGGATTCAGGGAAAAACATATGCAATTCCAACGAAAGATAAATTCATCAAAAAAACTCTTTCAATAGCCGAAATAAAAATATTTGTTGACGAATTCATTGAGTATGCAAAAAATAATGATAATTTAACATTTTTTGTGACTGAAATTGGTTGTGGTCTGGCTGGTCTCAAACATGAGGTGGTAGCACCTTTATTCACAGATGCTGTAGAATTGGAAAATGTTTATTTGCCTGAAAAATTTTGGAATATTTTAGAAATGTGAGAAAACAACAATGGAAATTAAATTTTGGAAGCCAAGTGTGACATCACAGTTTTTAGTTTGTCCAGTGCCTTTTCATATGGATACATATAGGGGATGTGTTTACAATTGTCTCTTCTGTTTCAGCCGTGACATAACAACTTTTGCTCGAAGAAACTCTGAACATAAAGAGTTTTCATATCTTGTTGGTCAAGATGTAAAAGCATTTAAAAGATGGGTTGATAGAACACTCGCAAAAGATTATGATTATAAAAAAGCCGAAGAAGTTGCATTCAAAGAAAGAATGCCAATAAAGATTGGTGCCACAGCAGACCCGTTCCCATATGCTGAAAAACAGGAAAAGGTAACATACGAAATTTTAAAGATACTTCACGAAATAGATTATCCAGTTCAGATGTCAACAAAAAATCCAGAAGTATTGGCTTCATATGCAAAAGATTTTGTTAATCCTAATTGGACTATAAATGTTTCAGTTACAACAATGGATTTGGAATTTCATAAGATAGTTGAACCACAAGCAATAACACCTGAGCGTAAGATGAAAGCAATCAAAGAATTGACCGATATGGGAATCAAGGTGATGATAAGACTCCAACCATTTATATATCCAAAGATACTGGTTGACATAGAAGATATTGTTTCAGAGGCAAAAAAAGCTGGTTGTTGGGCTTTTCAAACAGAGGGAATGAAAATGAGAATATCAATGCCAAAACCAGAACAGGAATTTTTTCAGAAAATTGGTGATTTTATGGGTATTCCAGACATCAGACAGTATTATAAAGATGAACATAATAGATGTGGTTCTGATTATGAACTCTCCACACAAAAGAAAGAAGAGGTTTTAGACTTATGTGTTGAAATGGCAAAAAAATATAATATGAAATTTTTCAGTGCTGACAATCATTGGTATAAAGTTGGTGATGGATTTGAATGTTGTGGAACATCTGTTTTGAGGAACTACAAGGTACTTGGTTGCGATAAAAGATGTAAACTGCATGGTGGTGCAACTCACGAATCAAAAGAGCTTCAGAAGTGTTTTGTGAACTTCACGAGAAGTCAGAAAAATGTCAATAAAACAATTGGTGAGGTTTGTTCAGAAGATGAAAAACCAATAAGTAGTTTAGAAGAATTTTTGAAATAGGAGAAAAATATGTCCAGTCACCCAAACGCAATATTAATGGCAATTTTAAAACCAGATGACTTACCAATGAAAACTAAAAGAAATATAATGGAGTTTTCTGGTGCAGAGGACGATTACGATATTCCAATTGGGAAAAAAGAATATCATCTTAAAGTTATGACAGATGATTATGATGAAAACAATCAAATAAGAGCTAAACAATCAGATATTGTTATATATGATTTAATTACATATGGTTATGGTGATAAAATAATGTGGGAAGTATTGGAACAACAAAAAAAAGAACTTGAAGAGTGGGTGAAATTAATATGTGAAAAATTTCATTGTTCATATGAAATTTACATATCTGCGAATTATTGGTAGGAGATTTAAAAATGAGAAGCAAATTAGAAAGAGCGGTTGACCTGATAAATCTTTATTTTGTTTACGGTGAATATTATGAAGAAAAAATGTTTACTTTTATTGAAGATAATTTCGAGTTGAGAGCATGTGAAAAACAGTCAGATATAGATATCATAAAAGAACATTGTCAAACCAAATATAAAACTATCGTTGGTGATGATGATGATTTAAATCCATTTGAATTTATAAAAATGAAATTCGATAGAAATAGAGGTACAGCACAACGAGAATCATATGCTGTTGAACAGGAATTTAAATTTTGGTATGTACCAAAAGGGGAAAATAATGACAAAAAATGAAAAAACAGTTATAACGGTGGAAATCTTCCCAAAACCAGATGTTCCAAATATAAATGGAATTATATACACAAAAGAATGTGTGGATAATATGTATGAACAATTGAAAAAAATGATTGAAAAAGATGAGGCATTTGTTCACGATTTTGGTGCAAATGAACAATTTATTGAAAATAATGGAAGATTGAATGTTTCTGATATAATTGGAAAAGTTAAAAATTTAGATGAAAATACTAATAATGTTACTATTGAAACTAACTTAAACAAAAATTTATTAAAAGAACTTGATGAAAATGATTGCGACATCGCTGTTTCTACCATGGCTATGGGGATAATCAATGAAAATAAAGTGGTTAAACCTCAAAGTTATGAGTTGGTTGGTTTGCTGACACACTCGATTAACTGAAGTATAATCGGTTCTAAGGTCGAAATGCTTTTATTTCGTTGCCTTTTCGGGAAAGTCAGAGTTCCCTTTGCATAAATCCCTGTCTTTATGCAATCGAATAATGCTTGGATTTAATTCCGATAGTTTTGCTATATTAAAAGCAGCATTACTATCAGCATTTTCAATGTGTCCACAACTACACTTAAATATTTTTTTATTTCTTTCACCTAAAAGACCACATTTACTACAAGTTTGACTTGTGAATTGAGGTTCAATAAGGGTTACTGGTATACCCGCTAATTTGGCTTTATATTCTATAAACTGTCTCAGTTGATAGAATGACCAAGAGTTCAAAGCATACTTGAAATTTTTGTTGTGTTTTTTGTTTTTTCTAATTCCTTTTAGATTTTCTAAATTAATAGTGGATTGATTTTCTCTGGAAATTTGAACTATTTTTTTAGAAATTTTATGGTTTAAATCTTTAATGATTCTTGATTCTTTATTTTTAATTTGTTTAAGAGATTTAAATCTTTTTTCTTTTTGCAATTTTTTTCTTATATTTTTATATTTATTATGAATATGAAATGCTGATTTTCCAAGTTTCCAAACCTTACCTGTATCAACACATGCCACAACAGCACAATGACCCTTGGTGTTTAAATCCACACCTATAGTTGTTATTGGTTTTATTTCAGGAGATTCTTTTATATCACAAGAAATATAAGCATATGTATTATCTAACTCAATTTGATTTATTTTTAATATATCTTTTTCAAAAGATAAAATTAAATTTAGTGATGGTATTTTTATTTTATTTTCTTTAAAATTTATACCTTGGTTTGGTATTGTTAATTTAACATTTTTAACACTTTTACATTTTTTATTTTTAGAATATTTTCTCAATATCTGATTAGATATTATTGATTTTAATCCAAACTGTTTGACATCTTTAGAAGATATTGTTCTTGTTTTAATTGCAAACTCTGCTATAAGTTTGGCTTTTTGTAACTCTATTGTAAAATCGTGATTGTGTTTTATTTTATATGTTAAAATCATTTTCCCTTCTGTTCTTCTATGTATTTTTTAACAACTTCTAATGATACTGTTCCCACCGTAGATATAAATTTAGAGCGTGTCCAGAGTGATGGAATTCTACTTTTCAACCATGTAAATTCTTTTCTTAATATATTACTACTATATCCTTTTATTTTACAAATTTGTTGATATATACCTATTTTTGGATTGGAGTCTATTAAAAGATGTACATGGTCTGGCATAATCTCCATTTCTATTATTTTATATCCATATTCCAATTGTTTTTCTAAAATTAATTCCTTCAATCTTAAATCCACACCATCAATCAACACATTTCTTCTATATTTAGTTGAAAAAATAACATGATATTGACATGAATAAATATACATCCCGTCTGAATTATATTGTTTGTTCGGATTTAATACTTCCATTAGTTTTCTCCATTTGTTCTAATATATTTAGTATTTAAAAAACAAGAAAAAGTACAAAAATTGGTCTTTTTTCAAAACTATTTTATAACGATTGAATTTTATTGATATATTTTTTCACTTTTTAATTGATTTATTTTTCAAAATATGATATAATATACATGTTTGAATTGTTTTTGGAGAAAATTATATGATACAAATTCATCCCAACGATAAATCAATTGGGCTTTCTTTTTATGGGGTTTGTAATATCATTAAAAAATGATTTAATTAAAAACAAGGGGGAAAATGATGAATAAAAAAATTGTTAAATTAAGGTTATCAATGTCAGGCGATGGTGGTTTAATTTATACAGATGCTTGTATTGAAAAAATTAAAAATTCTATTGATAAACATGTCAACAGTTATCATCCAAACGCCAGAGTACATGTGAAAAATAGACTTAACGATTTTAATAATCCGTTACCTGGACTATGCATAATGTCTGACAATATGATGGGGCGTATTATACTTAGAGATGATGATATTCTACATATTGAACTTGATAATGATTTTGTTGAGACAGGAATATTAACTGAAAATTCTGTTGTTGTTCCAGTTGGCGGTTGGAAGTTGAATGAATATAAAAAAATAGTTGGAAATAAATTATTGGTTGAAGAACAGGATTTTTCACTTATGTTTTTTGTTCTAATGGAGCAAAAAAAGTAAATGAATAAAATAAAACTTCTATCATTATTTACTGGTATTGGTGCTTTTGAAAAAGCATTGAAGAAACTTGATATAGATTATGAATTAGTGAATTTTTGTGAGATTGACCCATTTGCTATTAAATCATATTGTATGATTCATGATGAATCACCAGATAAAAATTTAGGAGATATCACAAAAGTTGATATCGAGAAAATACCAGAATTTGACTTGATGACTTATTCTTTTCCATGTCAGGATGTTTCGGTGGCGGGTAGAAAACAAGGTTTTGCAAAGGATTCCAACACCAGAAGTTCTCTTTTATGGACAGCGATGGAAATTGCCAGAACACACAAACCGAAATATATGATAGCGGAAAATGTCAGAAATATTCTTTCTGATAAATTCAAATATGATTTTTTAGAATGGCAAAAATATCTTGCTCAAATTGGTTATAAGAGTTATTATTCTATTTTGAATGCAAAGGATTATGGAATTCCTCAGAACAGAGAGAGGGTATTTGTTGTCAGCATAAGAGATGATATCGAAGAATATTATCAATTCCCAGAAACAATTCCTTTGGAAATCAGACTGAAGGATTTATTAGACCAAGATGTGGATGAAAAATATTATCTTTCAGATGTTATGATAAAAGGTTTTGAAAATCATAAAATGAAAAACAAAGAAAAAGGCAATGGATTCGGTTGGAAACCAACAACGGGAGATGGTCTTGCAACAACGATTGATACTTATGCTAACGACAGACCAGCAAACAATTATATTATAACAGACGCAATACCTCTCACCGAAACACGAAGTGATAACGCAAAAGCTGAAAGGCGGAAAAATAGAAGTGAAGGGAAAGACTATTGTGGAAGAAGAGATAAAGATATTGTGACCAAAGATGATGGTATAATTGGTGCGATATGTACATCACCGAGTATTGAACAATCTTTCATAGAATTAAAACAGGTTGGTGTCATTGGAAAAGATTCTGAAGCATCAAGAGTGTACGATACTGACGGAACAAGTAGGTGTATTAAAAATGGCGGTGGGATGGGAGCAAAAACAGGTTTATATATAGATAATAATTATGAAAATTTAAGAATTAGAAAGTTGACACCGAACGAGAGTTGGAGACTTATGGGATTTACAGATTTAGATTTCAAAAAATGTAAAGATGGTGGGATATCGGATGCCCAACTATACAAACAGGCTGGAAATTCAATAGTTGTTAATGTTCTGGAAGCGATTTTAGATAAATTGTTGAAGAACAAAGCTGAAACTCTCATGGATTGGTTAAATTAATTCTTATTTTTTCAAAAAATGTGATATTATATAATGGATGCTGTTTTAAAAGGAATTAAAATAGATGTTCAACGCATAAATGTCGTTTAGGGGGAATTATAATGGCTGTTCAATACACGAATGTTTTTGAAAATAGAAATAAGATATATCTGACATATTATGAGACCGAAACTGGTGAAAAGAAAACTGCCATTCTTGATAAGATAAAAAATTTAAGTCTTTATTCACCAACAAAAGAAGAATCCGAATATAAATCTCTCGTTGGTAATATAAGTCTTAAGAAAATGGATTTCACATCAATTAAAGATTATAATGAGTATTTGAATCAATACAAGGATGTGAGTGGAATCAGTGTTTTCGGTGAATTTCCATTGGATAAGAAGTGGATTAACTCTTATTATGTAAATGAACCTCATTTTGATTACAATCTATTAAATATTGGATTTTTTGATATAGAAACTACTGTTTCTGATGGAAGACCTGACCCAGATAATGCACCAGAGCGAATTACATCAATTGTTCTATATGCAACCAAGAGCAATACATATTATGTTCTATGTGACAAAAAAATAGATGGAAAATACTTTTCTGAGGAAGAATATGCAGAATCAAATATAAAATTCTACTATTTTTCACCAGATTTAGAAGGTGAATACGCAATGCTCAAGACTTTCGCTTATTTGATAAATAACCTTGAAAAAGTCGATGTTCTTTCAGCATATTTCGGTAATTTATTTGACTTTCCATATATATACAATAGAACGGCAAAAGTTGTGTTTGAATATAACAAAAAACATAGAGATGTAAAAGATAAATTTTCTGAGAGTAACTTATCTCCATTTGGTGTAGCATATAAAACATCAAGAGGTAATATATATATTCAGGGTATTCAATTATTAGACTTTTTCGAGTTATATAAAAAATATTCAAGAGGAACACCAGATTCTTGGAAATTGGATTTCATCGCTGAGAAAGAGCTTGGTGTTGGTAAGATAAAACTTGAGGGTGGTTTTATGTATGTGTATGAACATGATTATGAAAAATATGTTTATTATAACTACATAGATGTCAAGAGGCTCAAGCAGTTGGATGATAAATTGTCATTTATGAATTTACATGGTGAGTTAACATATCTTGCAAAACAGAATTTTGAGGATACATTATCTCCAGTTAGAACATGGGAAAGTATTCTATATGGTTATCTCGATAAAAAGAATATACAGATAAATCCCCGTAAGAATAATGTTAAGAAAAAATATCTTGGTGGATACACACACGACCCGATTTTAGATTTCTATAATTACATTCTTTCATTCGACTTGAACAGCCTCTATCCACATTTGATAATGATGTATTATATATCACCAGAAACTCTTATCACAGAAAAAGAAATACTTAAGATGTTCCCAAATAATGAAACTCTTATTCAATTGTTGGATATTAAAAAAGAGTTGGAGAGAATCAGCGATGAGGTTCCTTATGATAAAAATGCTGTTGGTCAAGCATATGATAAGTTTGCTGATAGAATTATAAACAGAGAGTTTGATTTATCTTTCTTGAGAGATGCTAACATTACAATGTCACCTTCCATAGAATTTTTCAGAAAAGATGAAGATGCCATTCTCCCATACTTCATGAAACACTTTTACGATATGAGAAAAATAGTCAAGAAAGAAATGTTGGAAATTCAAAATGAAATTGAAAATCTTCAAAAGGTGAAGAATAAAAAGAAAGAATTAGACAGATTAAAAGGAAGATTTAAAGAGTTGGAAAAACTTGATAAGATAGCCGATGTTATTGTTAAAATGAAAGAAATGGCGAAGAGAAGGTCGTTGAAAGAACAGGCATTTAAGATTTTACTCAATTCAGCGTATGGGGCGTTCGGCAACAATTACTTCAATTTTTTCTCATTATCTTTAGCCAAGAGTATTACATCGGGCGGTAGATTAGCGATAAGAAGTTTAATTAAGACTATCGAGAATAAATTAAGAGCTTTTTATAAAGATATTTCTGGAATGGAATGGGACGGAAAAAATTTCTTTATTTATTCAGATACAGATAGTTGTGTTGGAGATACTGATATATATGTCAATGAAAATAAAATGAAAATAAAAGACTTATATAATATGGTTGGTGGGGATTTTTCATTAAATTCAGAGAAAATTGCTTTGAAAAATGTTGATTTAAAATCATTATCGTTTAATTATGATTCTGAACATATTGAAAATAAAAAAATAAAATATATTTGGAGACATAAGGTTAAGAAGCAAATGTATAAAATAAAAATGAACGGAAAAGAAGTTATCATCACCGCTGACCATTCCATAATAGTTTATAGAAATGGTAAATATGTAAATGTTAAACCGTCTAATATATTAAAAACAGATAAATTAATATGTATTAATAATTGAATTTTTTTATAAAATGTGATATAATATAGTGTTTATGTCTTTTAATCGGAGGTGTTACCATGAAAGTAAGAACAGGTTTTGTAAGTAATTCGAGTTCATCGAGTTTCATTGTTTTTGCAAAATCAACGAAAGAGATTGCCACTAAGATGATGAAATATCTAATCAAAGAATATGATGAAGAAGATAGTGAATTTTTTAAACATAAGAAAAAAGAATGTTTTGATAAATATATCAAAAATGTGAAAGATACTGATACGCCAATACTAATACCATGGACATGTAATTATGATACATATATATGGAGATATGACGACAAATCTTTTATCGTTGATACTTGTAATAATCATATGTGGTGGGAATCGAATTTAGATATGGGCATATCAGCAGAATCGGCTTTGGATATATTTGAAAAAGATGACCGTGAAGAAGAATATAAAAAAGTATCTGAAATCAAATTTTTGTCAATGGAAGATGGGACATTTAAAACAATTGAACAACAAGAAGAACAATGGAAAAATAAATAATATGGAACATATTTTATGTGATGATTTTGAAATTATCGAGCTTGGTGAACAAGAAATTGATGTATACGATATTGAAGTTGAAGATAACCACAATTTCTTTGCCAACGATATGTTGATACATAATTCAGTATATGTAAACTGTGAACCTCTTGTTCCAGCGATACTTAAATTATATAGACCAATAATAGAACATTCACTTAATCAGAAAAATCCTGAGATTTTAAAAGAATTGGATTCATGTGATTTCTGGGATAACATTTATACCGAGTTTAAAAATGAGTCTGAATTAGTAAAGAAATATTTTTCACCGCAAGATATGAATTGGAATGGTATCATTGAACAGTGTATAAAAATCGAAGTTGCTAAAGATGATAATAAAAAAATGAAATCGTTCTGTGATGAGAATAAAATAGATTATATATTCAGGAGACGGGGTGAGAATGAGTCTATACATTATTTTATAGTTGGTGATAGTGTTCCAGATATAAAAATTTTATTTGCTGAATCTGGTATAAATATAAAATCTATCACCAGAACATATCCGATAGATGATTTTGCCAACACCATTATTCAGGATATTATTAATGATAATTATTCTGATTTATGTCAATATCTGAATGCTAAGAATAAAATGGTCATGAAAAGAGAAGCTGTTTGTACGAACGGATTCTGGCTTGGTTCAAAAAACTATGTGTTGAGCATTATAGATTCAGAGGGCGTTGTTTATGCCGAACCTAAGATAAAAATAACAGGTGCGTTGAAATCAAAAACACCAGCTAAAATAAGACCGTTCTTTAAGGAGTTCATAAAAGTATTGTTGACACAGCGAGATAGAAAATCTGCCGAATCGTTGGTGATACTAAATAAAATAGTTAAAGATTTTGTTGATTTTATAGATGAGTTGACAATTGAAGACCTTGGGATGAATGTTACTGTGAATGATATTGAAAAACATATTGGTCATAATGGTATGCCGAGAAAGGGAAAATCTGTTCCAGTTCACAGTTATGGTGCAATAATATTCAATAAATATGTGAAAGAGAATGATTTAAAAGAATATCCATATATTGCAGAGGGGGAAAAGGTTAAATATCTTTATCTTATTGAACAGAATCCATTTGATAGTCATGTTGTTTCATTTAAGGATGAGGGTCTTCCAAAAGGGTTTGAAAAATATGTAGATAAAGATAAAATGATAGAAAAGGCATTTTATGATATGTTGGATATAATTATAAAATCTTCTGGTATAGAGTTGAAATATCAGCGAGAATGTGAAAGCCTCGATAGTTGGTTATTATAGGAGAATGAAAAATGAGATGGTTTAAAAGAACACATTTAACGACACTTAAAACAATAGATAATATGGAAACGAAAGTATCATATGGTGTTTATTGGTTTTTTGAAGTAGCTATGATTTATTTTTATAATAAAGTCATATTGAATATTATAAATGTTTTAGTAAATATAATGAATTTTATTGTATATTTACCACTTTTCATAATATTTTTATTTCCATCACTTGCAGTTGAATTGTTTTTATATTCTAAAAAAACAAGGGTGACACCAATAAAGAGAACTAATGAAGAACATTTTGATTTAATTAATAAAGGTAAATAATGAGAAAAGATTCTGTTACAGTTACATTAAGGGATTGGATTGAACCCAAATATAAAGAATATTCAATATATGCTTGTACAAAGAGGTCTCTTCCACATCTTATAGATGGTTTGAAACCATCACAGAGAAAAATTGTATATACTGCAATGAGGAGAGCTAAATCTTTTATTAAGGTTGTATCTTTGTCAGGATATTGTTTAGCTGAGGCATCTTACCATCACGGAGACTCGTCTTTAAATGAGGCTATAAGTCTCATGGGTAAAGATTATGTTGGTGCGAACAATTATCCTTTATTTGATGGTGACGGTGGTTTTGGAAACAAGTTTGGTGATTCACATAGTGCCCCAAGATATATTTATGTGAAAAATTCAAAAATATTTGATGATTTGTTTTTAAAGGATGATGAACCAATTCTTGAGCCAAGTGGAAATCTTGAAGACCCTGAGCCAGCATTTTATCTACCAACTATACCATATGTTCTCTTAAATGGTATAAGTGGAATAGCGGTGGGATTCAGTGTAGACATACCATCATACAATCCGAATGATATAGTTGAGAATATTGAAAACATATTATCTGGAAAGAAAACCAGAAAAGAAATGATACCTTATTATAGGGGATATAATGGTGAAATAAAAAAAGAATCCGATTGTTGGGTAATGTATGGAAAAATAAAAAGAATCAATACCACAACAATAGAGATAACAGAGTTACCGATAGATAAGACCACGGAAAACTATAAGAATTTTTTAAATGGTTTAATTGATGCCGATGTGATAAAGGATTATGATGATTTATCAGATTCTTCTTGGAGATTTATCGTTAGAGCACCGAGAAATATATTTGCAAAAACTGACGATGAATTATATGAATTATTCAACCTTAAATTTAAAATTCAGGAAAGATTGAATGTCATATACAACAATGTTGTTATTGAATATGAGAGTCCAATTAAACTCATTGAAGATTTTACAAAAATAAGACTTGGTTTTTATGAAAAAAGAAAAAACAATATACTTATGGAATTAAGATTGAATATAATTAGAAATTTCATTAAGATGATTGTAAACAAATATATCATAAACAAAAAAGAAAAAATGTTTGATAAAAACGAAGTAATTGAATATGTAAAAAGCAAGAAAAATATGTTATTAGAGTTTTGCGGTGATAATCTGGAAGGAGTATTGTTGGATGTTGTTGAATCTGAAATCGGGTCTACATTGAATGATGTTGTTGATTCTTTGAGATTGAATGATATATATTCAGATAAGGTAGACGACTTCAAAAAGAAAATATTTGACACATCAGAAGAGTATAATGTTTTATATAGAAAAACTATTGAAACACTGTATAGATATGATTTGAAACAATTGAGCAAGAGGTTTGAATAAGATGGCTTTTTATTTTGCTGGCGATGTTCATGGTGGAAATGATATAAAAAAATTTAATAGAGCCAATTTTCCAAGTGGAAAAAATCTTACAAAAGATGACTATATTTTTATATGTGGTGATTTTGGTCTGGTGTGGTATGAAGAGGGTTCTAAACTGTCTGGATATAAAACACAGAATCATTGGAAAAAATGGTTATCAGAAATATTTCCCAACACCAAAATACTTGTCACACTGGGAAATCATGAAAATTATGATTTGGTTGAAAAACTTCCAATTATAGATATGTTTGATGATAAGGTTAGAAAAGTAAATGAACAGATATATTTATTTGAAAGGGGTCATATTTATAATATAGAGGGTAAAAAGTTTTTGTCTCTGAGTGGTGCGATGTCAATAGATAAGAATTGGAGATTAATCCAAGAATCATCATCTACAGGCAAACTTTGGTGGGAACAAGAGTTATGGACAACAACAGAAGAAAATAATTGTATTGATATAATTGAGAACAATAATTGGAAAGTTGATTATGTTGTTTCACACACGGCACCAGATACAATTGTAAATGAACTATTTCAAGATATTTTAAAATGGAGCGGTAAAGATACTGACCCCACATCACGATTTTTCGATTTCATATATAAGAAACCATTACAATTTAAAAAATGGTATTTTGGTCATTGGCATGTTGATAGAAAATATGAGAATTTTATAACCTGTTATGACAAAATACATAAAGAGGATATATGAAACTCGGTATAGTTGGCAGTAGAACTTTTGATGATTATGATTTATTGAAAATCTGTATACTTAAAATGTTTCAACCTTCTGATATAGAATATATTGTGTCTGGTGGGGCTAACGGTGCTGACAAATTGGGTGAGAAATTCGCAAAAGAATTTAATTTACCAACTAAGATTTTTATTGCAGATTGGTCAAAAGGAAAATCTGCTGGTTTTCAAAGAAATGTGGATATAATAAAGAATTCTAATTTTATTTTTGCTTTTTGGGATGGTGAAAGCAAGGGAACCAATCATTCAATTTCATTGTGCCATAAATATAAGAAACCTTATATGGTTTTGTTTTTTAAGAATAAAGTTGAAGAAACAAATTTGGAGGATTTTTTGAAATGAAGATTATTTACGAAACAGCTCTGACATACGACGATGTTACACTTGTTCCTCAAAAATCTTGGATAAAGACAAGGAAAGATATTTCAATCAGAACAAAAGTTTCTAAAAATTATTATATAGATGTTCCAATTATAGCGTCGCCCATGGACACTGTTGTTGGTGAGAAAATGATTTATACAATGGGTAAACTCGGTGGGTTGGCAATAATGCACAGATTTGTTTCAATAGATGAACAGATAAGAATTATAAAATCAGTT